CGGCGCAGAACTCCATCCAGGCGACCGATTACGGCCAGGCGACCTCGAATCTCTCCAAGTACGAGATCCTGAGCCAAACCGGCATCAGCGCCCTGGCCCAGGCCAACAGCGTGGAGCAGGAAGTCACCAAGCTGTTGCAGTAAGGCGGCATCCATTCCTCCAACGGGGAGCTTCGGCTCCCTGTTGCCATCTGAAGCCCAGTATTCATGCGGGTCTCATGCGCATCATACCCGCGCACACTTGCCTTAGTACCCGTTTGGCGCTACCCTCTTGGGTATGCCACTTCCCAAGACTAAACGGGTACCGCGCGGGCACAAGCGTAAGCCCTCGCTGTACTGGTATTGCAAAACACCCAAGGGTTGGAGGTACCTGCCCGCGCCGGATGCTGAACGCTCTGCCGTGGTGACCGAATACCCTGAGGGCCGGATGATGGTGCGCGAACGTCGCGACGGGGGTCACCGCGTGTATGTCCCTGTCACAGGTGACGCCACAGAGGCCCTACGGCGGGCCAACTATCGCGCTACGACCCATAACGTCATCTCACCCATACTGAACGACCAGAAGACGCTCAGAGGGCAGATTAGCGAGTTCCTGTCGCGGTATGGGCAGCGAGAGGCAGGCAAGAAGGCACGTGAAGCCCTGAACGACTTCCAGCTTGCTTGCCCTGACGTGCGCACCGCGAAGGGAATCACTCAGGATCACGTCCTCCGGTTCCAAGACTGGCTTAAAGCGAAGGGAAACAAACCCCGCACCGTGGCCAACAAGCATAAGCTGCTGCACGTCTTCCTGCGGAAGATGAAGGTCGACTTGGATGAGGTAATGCCCAAGGACACCAAGCCCCCATTTGAAGACCCCCCGATAACCGCGTATAAGCCCGAAGAGATTCAAAGGCTACTCGAACACGCGAGCCCATATATGGCTCTGGTGGTGTCCATGGCGCATGGTCTGGGATTGCGTGAACGCGAATTGATGCATGCTGAGTTTACGGATGTGCTGCCCTCGCGGGTGCACGTTGTGCAGGCAAAGCCACGGTTCAAGTTCACGACTAAAACACACGAGAACCGCAACGTGACCATACACGCTGCCCTGTATGAGCGCATCATGGAGTGGCAGCGCCGGTACCCTGAGCGCCGTCTCATCTTGGGAGTCGGGAAGGGTCACGACACACCATGCACGAGCTTGCTATCACGCCTGAAGGCCCTAGCGGCAAAGGCAGGTGTCAAGGACGCTACGCTGCATAAATTCAGGCGAACTTTCATCACGACGCTGTTGCGCTCACACAGGATGTCTCTCCGCGAGGTTCAGGCGCAGGCGGGTCATAAATCATTGGCTGCGACGAATAGATACCTAGAAGCCCTCGGGGCTGAGACACTGACTGGCCAGTTTGACAGCATCTTCGGGTAAACGAATCCGAGAACTATACGAAAATAGGTTACCCGGCATTCGGGAAACTACACGGTTCTAGACAACAAAAAACGGGCAGGAGCACCCCGGTGGGATGCCCCTAGTCGTTGCTCGTTTAGCTCGTTGCTCGTTTAGCGTACGTTCGGACTGCGACGCTTCAGTTCGTGGTCTGCCTTCATCGACTGCCTCACAGCGGAACCGTGAGTTGCCCTGAGTGCAGCAGCGACACGCTGCTCGATGGCAGCCGCGTCTGCACCTCTGGCGTCGATGCTGTAGTAGGCATCACCGCCGCCGCCCAGTTTCTTGTTCGGAATGATGGTGCCTGCAGAGCGAGGAACGAACAGCTCGGGCCCCTGCTCACCCACAACGGACGCTTGGCCGACCGGGGGATCACCACCGTCAGCGAAGAATCCACCAAGCAGCGCATGCAGTATGGGTGATACGGTTTCCAACCCCGAAGACTGCGACGGGATGTAACTACTGGAACCGTTCACGGTCGCAGCGTAGTTGGGCAGAGCATTGTTCATGAATCCCTGAAACTGTGCCGGGGTCATCATGTCCGAGAAGCCCTTGGCCCCCAACTGTCCACCGAGGGCAGCGCCAAGGTCACCGGTGTTGACGATGCGAACGTCCTGTACCTTGTTGCCACCACCGAATATCTTGCCGAAGAGTTTGCCCACTGAGCCCGTACCGTTCTCAATGAGGGGTGCCACTTCGGACTCAGACTTCTTGAGTGCGACCGTACCCAGACCACGGAAGAAGTCGCTGCCGGTCTTCGTGAAGCCCTTCCCGTTCATAACATCGCTGTTGAACGAGTTGATTGCCTGCGTGAAGACCTGTGCGAGGTTTTGCTGCCAGTCACCAAACGACTGCACCAGTTTGTTGACCGAGTCGGTGAACTGGTGGGTGGAGTCCGCGATGGTGTTGTTGTCCTTCTGCGTCTGCACCTGCTTCTGTTGCTCGACTTCTGCGATCTGCCTCTGGGTTGAGAAGAAGGTCGCAGCGTCGGGCGCATGGGCGAGGGTCAGCTTCAACTGCTGTAACTCCTCGTTGTACTGCTTGGTGTGGAGGGCAGCGAGTGCGACTGCAGCAGCCTGCTTCGAGATGACTCCCGTGGCTTCCTGCTGCTTGATCGTCTCCTCGGCAAGCGTCTCAGCACCCTTCGCACGGATCAGTGCGAGTTCCTGCTGTGCCTTGATGGCCTGCTGTGTGCCCTCGGTGCCCTCGGCAGCAAACTTGTTGCTCTTCGGGGTGAACGGGTTGAGGGAGTCTTCGGTGCTCTTGGACACGTCCCACATACCCTTTAACGCGTCGGCCTTCGCATTCATCCGAGACTCAAGGTCTTCCTCGATCCTCTTGTTCAGCTTTGCTTGGATGGTGTCGCTGGGGTCTTTCGCGTCGTGCAGCAAGTCGATGTGATTCCTTGCGTTCTCTGCACCGACTAGGTCACCGTTCAGTGTCGCGTTCTTAGAGAGTCCCGTACCGTGCTGTAAGAAGTCCTGCCGGGCCTCGATAGCCTGCTGGTAGATCGCCCTGACGACAGGGTCGGTACTCTTGGCGAGCGCCTGAGAGTATCCCTCGATCTGGCGTCCGATAGCGTCGTTTCCCGCCTTGGTTGCCTTGTCGATCACCGACTGGTTGCCCGTCCGTACTGCCTGCCCGATATCGAACTGGTGACTCTTGTTTTCAAGGTCATCATTGTTGATGGCTCTCTGCGCCTGAAACGCTGACACCGCACCACTGATCTGACTGTTCGCCCCCGGCCCACCAAACGGGCCCGTAGCGACGGCGATGCCGATGTTCTCAAGCATCCCCTTCAGTCCGATGTTCAGTTTGCTGAGGGCTTCGGTCTCCTTGGTGGCAACCGTACCGAGTGCTGCAGCAAGGTCGAGGGCTGCCTTCTTACTCTCGGCAAGCTGCACCGCAAGTTGGTTCTCGGGCTTGTGCTCAAGCTTGTCGATCTGGTTCTGAAGTTTGACGTTGGTCAGGTCGAGGGCAGCGTTGGCTTGCTGTCCCGACGAGAGAAACTCACCGTACGCGTCGTTCACCTGTCGGCCCATGTTGCTTAGGCTCTTGGTGACTTCCACGACCTTCTCACCGATGTCAAAGAGTGCCTTGGCGAAGAAGGCCGCACCGATGACTGGGAAGGCCGCCATAGCAACCTCGCGCAGCTTCGGGAACTGCGAGAGGAAGCGTTCGACCGTGCGCATGTTGTTGCCGCCCGGGTCGACGAAGGCCCTTGTAGCACCGCTGACAGCTTGAAAGTCACTGACGGCGTGCTTACTCATCTCGTTGCTGGCAGTCTGAATCTTCTTAATACCCTTGGCTGCCGCGTCGAGGTTCTTACTGTACCCGTCTTTCGCGACGATGTTTACGACTACTTGGTTGTCGCTCATTCTGTGATCTTTTCTCCTTTGGATGCCTTCACGAGGTCAGCAGTTAGTTGAGCCTCTATTGCAGTCACGGCTGCGTTCTCGGTACTCATGACGGCTTGACGGAAGAACGGATGCTGCACGAGAGTGTCGGTATCGTTGACTGCTCGTCTCACATTCTTGACGTTCTTGCCGTTGACTACCTTGTGGTGCCTGAACCCGAACTCCAGCCAGCGTGCAACATGCTTGGTGTAATGACCGAAACCCACCGAGACAAACGGAGCCTTCTTGCTCGTGTGTATCTCGACATCACTCTTGAGCGCACCAACTGGCAGAGCATTCGAGCCATCGTGGTAGGTGGTGGCCTCGGGCGCGGCTGCCTCAATAGCTTCCTTGAAGACTGCCGCACCCGCTTTCAGTGCCTTGGTTTGAACGCCGTGTTGCTTCATGTTCTCGAAGTTAGCGAGAACGTTGTCGATGCCACCGACGGTGATTGTGACTGACATAGTTACTGGTTGCCTTTACTGGATGTAGATTTCGTACACGGACGCGGTGTTGGTTACCGCCGTGGTCGCTGTGACAACCGCCGTGACTTCCACGGTGATCGTGCTCAGGTTGGTTCCCGAAGGGATCGTCAGGGTGTAGTTAGTCGTCGCGGTAGTCGCTGTCAGTGTTGCCAGCGTAGTAGCTGTGCCGCCGACGTTGGCCACAACCGTGACCTGTCCCGCGCCACCAATCGTTGCCGACAGGTACACGTTCAGCGTCGCGTTGTAGGAGAGGGTGACGGTCGGGAAGTCCTCCCATATGCAATCCCCTGTCGTGTTAATGGCGGGCACCGTTGTCGAGCCACCGCTTCCGTGGGGATTGGGGATGGTTTGACTGGGTACGTATACGCCCTCTACCGTCGCGTACGTGGCCACGTTGCCGTCGAATGCGTTGTCGGGGTTGGTTGTCGTTCTGGTCCCAATGTCGTTGGCGTTCGATGGGCGGTATGCTGCTCCAGTACCACCACCGCCACCACCACCAACACTCAGGTTCGGCGTGATAGCACCAATCAGGAAGTACCCGACCACGTTCTCGAAGTCAGACGTGTTCGTGGTAGCGAGTGGTGTAATCGCACCGCCTGCGAACGTTGGGTCGACGTAGTAGACGAAGTATTCGACACCGGGAGTGATGTACCCGCCGCTGCCGCCGACAGTGCTGTCGACTGCGATGGTGAACGGACTGGTGAGACAGCTCACAGAGAGACTTCCAATGATGGCCGTAAACGGTGCGACGTTGATCACGGCTTGTGTGGAAGACAGCGTGTCTGCTGTCAGCGCGTCCTCTGCCAGTCCATCTGTTCCCTGAATGTTCAACGTGATCGATACCGTGTAGTCCAGAATCTGAATCCACTCGGACATTGCACCGTTGGGTCTCACCGACGCGATCTGCACGTCATAGTTGCTGCCTGCGATCACCCCGGTGATGAATGACTCGGTACTGGTTGCGCTGGCAGACGGTGCATCTAACCACGTCGTCGTGCCGCTGGGCCTGTACTGGATTGCGATCTCGGTGACGAGGACGTCTTGTGGTGCGTCCCACGTGACCATAATGCGAGGTGTTACCTGTCCATTGGCAGAGACGACCGCCGTGGACGCCCCAGACGTGAGGACCACGTCGGTAGGCGCGGCGGGCGTGTACGGTGCCTGCAGCGGTGAGGCTGGTACGTCGTAAACCGTCAGCTCGTCGCCTAGGGTTGGATTCCACGTGTAGACGCTGGGATCAGTCTCCTGCACACTGAGCTGCACGTAGATCGCTTGAACGTCTTGGTTCTTGTCGTTCTTGGTGGTGTCGACGATGAACTGCACCTGAGTCACCTCAAGCATCTTGTTCGTCCACCCCATGGCTTCCGACGTGTAGTAGAAGACGTCGGTAGGCTGGAGCTGCCACGCACCGAGGTTGCAGATGATTGTGCCTGTACCCTGCTGGCGATTACGCAACAGCATGATCTTCGACACTCGCTGCGCCTGTGCGACCGATAGGACCGAGTTGTAGGACACTTCCTTGGGCAGCGGGTAGTTATTGTCGTCGGTCAGGAACTGGTTCGTCGAGTACCCGTGGAGAGTATCCTCGGCGAACTGGGGGAAGTTAGTGGGTTGGAATGCGAAGGGGAAGTTGTTCTCTACCGTCCCGTCGTACCACCCGTTGGAGTCGTAGAGGTTGCCCGCTACGTTGTACGGGTAGTTCGGTGCGATGTAAGTACCCGCCACGTAGTTAAAGAGCTGGTCGGGTTCGCGGTACGAGTTCCACTTGATGGTGCCGACGACGAGTGAGTCGTCCATGCTGAACGATGGACCCTGCCAGTAAGACGGCCAGATATACCACTCACCCATGATGCGACTTAGTCGCCCGTCGCAGTTCTTCATCATCGTCGCGAGGGCGTCACCCGGCGCGAGAGACGTGTCGTAGTGCCAGTTGAGAACGAACTGTGACTCAGTCCCACCGGCAGCGAGGGGTATCTGCTCGTCGCACACGTTGGCTGCCGCGATGAGCTGTGCTTGGTTGACGGTGTTGTCCTGCAGGCCCCAGACGGGGTCTGTGATCATGTCTGCAACACATAAGGCCCAATTCTGGGAGAAGCCTGTCTCGCTCGTACGCGGGTCATAAATGTCGTTCTTCCCGTTCAGGGTGATACGAATCTCGGGCAGGTTGGGGAATTGTGTCTGGTCGTACTCGATCTTGAGATACATGTAAGCGACGCCACCGCCCCACGGTGACTTACCGCTTGCCGCTGCCCACGTGGGGTCATTCGCGGTGAGGTTGCCATCGACGGAACCGTCCGGCTGGTCACCAAACCATGGTGACGCGAACACGAGACCACCGAAGTTGTAGGGCTGTCCGTTAGGCCCGTTGTAGGTGCTACCATCGGCGTTGCCACCGAAGTACACCCCGTTGCGAGGACTCTGGGTATACCCAGTCGGTCCCATGGCGTCGCCCTCGAAGTGAACAAGTCGTCCGTCGAGGTAGAGGCCGGTCATGTTGTAAATCTCGTGTGTCGCGAGGACGATCACGAAGTTGTATTGATCGTGGCTGCCACCTGTGGTGGACTGGTAAACCTGAACGCCACCGATGCGTTGCATGCCGTAGACAAGCTGTCTGAACGCTGCAGGCTGACGTGTCGTGATGTTAGCGCCACGGTTGGACGTCAGTGCGTCCGCGATGGCCCCCGCTTCCATGGACACGCCCGCGACGGCCAGCGAGGTAGTCAAGCCACCGAGTAGGCCGCCGCCTTGCATGATGGCAGCGATGCCGACGATGCCAAACCCACCTGTTGCGAATAGAAGACCGGCGTCGATGCCAAGGATGGCCGCGCCCATGATTGCTTTAGACATTGAGTTCCTTCTTTTTAGAGAGTCACGCGAAAATACCCAGCGTGTCCGTATTCGCGATGCCAGTTGCGTAGTACGCGCCCGAGTCTGCTGTTCAAATTACCGTTGCCCTTCAGTTTTGCTTCCAATGCGATCACAGCGAGTTTCGAGATAAGCACGGAGTGGCACATCCCACAGCTACCGCCGAGGTGGTTGCACTGTCTAAAGTCGATAAGTTCAGACACCCGGTCCATCCCCATCCTTTTGACCATGAGGCAATCTAAAATGTGGGACACTGCGCAATCGGTACAGAGATAGGTAGGGCTGCCGTCGACGTCCGCGCCGACGAATGACTGGTCAAGACCACCCAAAAGTAAATGAGGGCACAGGGTTGTGTTTTCCAATTGAGTTCCTTGTGTGAAAAACCCAAAGGGCCACCGTGAGGCAGCCCCTTGATGTTTGTGTTACTGGTTCTTACGAGTGCGACGTCAACGCGATCACCGGCTTTGCATTGCTGTTGCCGTTGAAGTTGTTGTACGAACCCGCACGACCGTAGGCGATGAAGCCCACGAGTCCCTGATCAGCGAAACGCTCGTTAAGCCTGAGCAGTTCATAGCTGCCGGTCACGACGCGCATGGTGTACTGCGCAGCGAAGTCACCGAAGAGCACAGCGTTCTGCCCAGCAGTGCCCGCAGCGTAGCTGGGCAGGTACTGGTTGTAGACCACCCTCTTACCGAAGATCGAGTCGAATCCACCGCCCTGCACCGAGGACTGCCCAGAACCACCGACGAGGAAGATCGGCCTGCCGTAGGAATCTGTGATCGACATCGTCTCGGCCTTGGTCGCCGAGTTCATCGCGAACACACCGTTAACTTGGTACGCGGGCTCCAATTGTGCGTACAATTGCGAGTAGTCGGAAAAACTCGGAGCCGTCGCGGATGCCGTGGTCGTGGAGACCACTGCCGGGGCCAGAGCAACGATGTTGTTGCCGCTGCCGTTGCCGGTCACGATGAATTTCTCCAGAGAACGCGCCCAACGAGTCGCGACGAGACCGTCGAGCAGGTTGTCAATCGACCAGTTCGCGTCCTGAATCTCTGCACGAGACACGGTGATAAGACCGCTCTGCATCACATCGGTCTGGCTGAACTGACCGTAGATCGAGGGATCATTCTGGTCAGGAGTGACCTGAACGCTTTCACCGACGACCGAGAACAGGTTCGCGGTGTCGTCCACCGACGCGACCTTGATCTGGTTGCCCGTGTCCGTCTTCAGAACGCGAACCACGGACAGAAGCTGGCCTGGCATCTTCTCTAGATTGAACAACTTAGAGTCTATGGTCTGCGGGATAAGCAGACCACCGTTGATGCTCCCAGAGGGAAGCCCAGTGGTGGTGATCGAACGCTTCTCACCGGTCTTCGCATACGCGGTGAGCGCGTCGCGGAGTTCGGACTTGGCGTCGGGCGCGAGCGGGTTGGTGATCTCGCGTGCGGTCGCGGGAGAGACACGTGCTTCCTGCTCCCTAGCGATCAGGGTCTCAAGAGCCTCAGCGTCGGCCAGAAACTTGTTAAAGGTCGCCTTACGCTCCTCGGTCATGTTGCCTTCGAGTGCGAAACGCTGTGCTTCAGACATGAGCTGGTTGCGCTTCTCGACCAGAGTGTTGATGTTGGACATTTGTAACTCCAAATGGTATTTAATCGTGCAGACGTACGGGTGCGTTTCAGGCACTCTCAGGCCGTCGTCAGCAGTTGGATTGTTAGGGGTGTGGACAGTGGGTGGTTTCAGCACCTTCAATCACTGCCCAAGATGGCAAAACTTAGTACGTACGCCTGCGTGCAGCCAGTACGGCCAAGATGGCACGCTGCTGGTAGTCGTCGAACTCGGGCTTGAGTCGCTGACGGATACCATTGGGTGCAGAACGCAGGGACACCGACGTCTGCGGGTAGGCTGGGCTCGTGACGATGCTGCCCTCTACAAGGTTCACATCACGCAGCGTACGGGTGACCGCGTTGGTCTCACCGTCGAGTGACCAGTCGTCGGAGATGCAGTTAAAACCAAAACTGCAGCCCGAGATGTCTCCACGTTCCATACTCTCAGCGAGATCACGCGCGTAGCTGGTCGACGGCAGAGTGGCATCGAATCCGAGGCCCTCATCGTCGCTTCTCAGTGTGAGTGTGCCGCTGGTCGTACGCGCGAGCACCTTGGAGGTGTCATGCTGGGCTAGCAACAGGATGTCACCGCCGAGACTACGTTGGAACGCGCCCGGGGCCACAATTTCTGTGAACCCGCCCAAGTCTACTGAGCGTTGGTTGTAGACGGCCAAATACCCCGAGACACGCTTCTGACCATTAGCCATGGTGCGCACCTCGAAGCTACCGTTCGGGATACTTCTAATTTCTTTCATGCTGACTCCTTGTAATGCGGCTCGCGCCTGTCTCTGCATGCCAAGGCATCTTCGAGAGTCGCAAAGTAGGCAATCTCACCGTCGAGGCCGCCGAGGGTGACCGCGAAGTCACCACGCAGCGGAACAAACACGATGTTCCGATAGGGGTTCGGTAGCTTGCTATACTTCACTCAGGGCCGCCTTTGCTGCGTCCTCGTGAGCACCAAACACCATCTTCCTGACGATGTATTGCAGTGTTTGTGCCCCGGCGTCCTCGGCGTTGGCTGCCGTGAACTGTGCAGCACGGGATTCAACACCCTTGAGCACTTCGACGATGCGCTGCTCGTCCTCTGACTGGACCGTCTCGGCGATGCTCTCGACCAAAGGACCGAATGCACGGGTGACGTTCTCACCGGCTGCCGTCCTGCGTACTGCATCAATGGCCAGCGACAGGAACGCGGTGCGGTACTGCTTGAGCGCCTGACGTTCTGCCGCAGTGGGCACCTTGTCGGTTGCGACCTTGTCGGATGCGCCGTCGACGACAGGCTGGGGCAGCGGTTCTGCCTCAGGGCCGGTCTGCGTCAGGAGTAGCTTCGCATTGATGAGCTGCGCCGGGCAGCGGTAGACGTCACCTTCAGGTCCAATGGGATTCAGGCCTAACTCAGCGCGAGCCTCATTGACCGAAAGCCAGCCTTGGTTAGTTCCCGATGTGAGTGCGGCTGTTTGCGCAGCCGAATCCCCGCGCGTGAAGTCCGAAGTATCCCATTCCACCGTGTACATCGGCTGGCCCACTTGGCGTGGCAGCAGCTTGGATACGATGGTGGCTTCGATACGCGACAACCACGGGCGTAAAGTCTGCGTAAGGAACTGCCTGTTCATCGTTTCGAGGTTGGAGTTCGTTATGCGTTCCAGTGACCCGATAAAATGCTCGGGTACACGGAAGATACCGCATATCTCGGACCTACTTAGTTGCGCGGTCTCGATGAACTGGGCGCTATCCTGAGGGATTGTAAGCTGCTTGATGTCATAGTCGTTGTCGAGTACGGCAATTTGGTGCTGTTTGTACCCAGTGGAAATTTTTTGCCAGTCGGCCTTGGCGTCAAACTTTGCTTCAGGTGAGAGACGCCTCTCTGACTTATTGATCAGGGCCAACTGCGGGGTTGCGAAGTTAGCGAAGAACCTAGAAGAGAACTTATCGAGTGCGAGGGCCCTCCCAAGGGTCTCCCGAGTCATCTGGATGGGTGAAAGACCCCTCAGACCGTCGAGAGAGTTCAGCATGAGGTGAAAAACGTTCTGCCCAGCGATGACACGCTGCGCCTGCTCACCGCTCTCAGGCTCGTTGCCACCCGTCTTATACGCGATGGAGCCATCAGCGAGTCTCACGGGCTCGGTCTGGCTTGCGAGCAGTGGCCAGAGTCCCGTAATGTTGCCCTTCGAGTCACGCTTGATCTCTGCGTAAAAGTTCCCGAAGAGACAAACGGATGACACTGCCGCTTCCCAGAAGGTCTGCGAAACCATGGCTTCGTTCGGGGCGACCGCAAGCAACGTGTACAACTGGTGGTCGTACGCGATCTGGCGACCACCCGACGTACGTTTGAAGAGGTTGAGGGTCAAGCTGCCGATGCTCTCGGCCAGCACACGCACGCATGAGTACACTGAGGCAATGCGCATCGCGGTGCTGGGGTTTACCCATTCCCCAGCCGAGGATTCTTGGTGATGCGACGAAATCCAAGCCCACGCAGCAGCCGAGTTCAGCGGGTTCGAGGGATTCTCAAGCTGCGGAGGGGCAGAGAGTCGTTGTTCGATGTTGCCGACCTGAGGTTGCTCAAGGCCGAGTTTGATTAGTGCCATGCGTGGCGATCCTTTGGAGCCCGATTTTGGGCGCACGAGGTGCGTTTTCGCCCTTTATGCGCCCTTTGTCGGGCTAAGTGATTGAATTGATTAGTGTGTGTCTAAATGACCACAGTTGTGTGTCTGTTTTTATACAACTGTGGCGTTCCAAAAAAGCCTATCGTGACGGTCCCGTGGAATCAACAACTTGGGGGATTTTCGGGGGTATCCGTCTGGGACTCTGCTAACGAGTCCCTAACCGTGCCACCCGACTGCGCCACCGGTTGACGACAGTACGGATAGCGTCAGCGATCAGGTTGCCGCACGCACCACCGATCAGGCCACAACAGAACCCAAGGGACGGCGACAGCAGGAGTAGACACCACAAGGCAGTCACAGTCGTCCGTCCATACCAAGGATTTCATCTACGCCCGCAACCGATGTGTTGGCAGCAGCGATTGCCTCGGCGAGTTCCTGTGACGTGAGCGTCTCACCGGTTGCGTCTTCGTAATGCCTGACACGTCGGGCCAGTTCGTCAAGCATCAGTCGGCCACGTTGTAGGTGCGCCGACAGGATTGCGAACGACTTGTACGCTTGCTTGAGGTTGTCTTTGCCTGAGTTCGCGGTGAACCCAAGATTGATGCCTAACTTGTTCTCAAACAGAACGATCTGTTCTTGTGCTGTGTCTTTGTTAGTAAGATCGATGATCACTGAATCACCTCGATAGCTGCCTCAGTTGCTGCAGTTGCTTGGGTTGCTTGGGCAGTCTTGGGCTCGAACCACTTGAATACTCTGGGGTCGCTGGTTGCAAAGTAACTCGGCATCGTATGCAGAGAACGCGGATCACGTTTTGGAACTGAGAATGTCTGGGCAGCCCATGTGTATGTGCGCTTCATTGCCGGTTGGTAGATATTAACCCTGTTTCCTCTAACTGCGAGACCACAGTCGTCCTCCAAGTCCTGAAAGTAGTCTGAGATACGAACAATGAGTTCCTCGGACACGAAATCGCGAATCGAGTCAGGGTTATCACAGAAGGCAGCGAAACTCTGCAAGAAAGCGATATCGACCGAGTTCACGACGAGTTCAAGTGGTCGACCCAGAATCTGAGCACCTTTGACCGTGTTTCGCTTGTCTCGAATCGAAAGCGATCTCAATGCCGAGAGCAATGCTGTGTAGAAACTTTGCAGTTTGGTTTGCCTGATCCGTTCGCCGCCCATCAAGTCCACAGCATATTTACCTGATCTCGAAAAGGCATGCCACCCCTCGATCTGGTTTTCATTGTGGCCGTTCGCGACCACGAGCGTGATGGTCAGGTCAGATTTCGGCTCATCGTTTATCAGGGCGATGCTTGCCGGGTCGATGTTTACTTCGATGTGCTCTGTATTGTTCATTTGTGTGTTCTCCTCTTTGTGTGTTGTTGTTGTTGTTGTTGTTGTTGTCTAGATCAAGCCTGCGATGGTCTCGATCTCTTCTTCGCTCAAAGGGTCAAAGTTCTTCTGTCTCCGACCGTTCGTAAGTGCCTCCTGCAACGTGTACAGTGCCGACACGAGTAGGTCGCCTGTCAGGTAACGAATGTTATCCTCGTTGCCATCTTGGTCATAAATCCAACCCTCATCAAGCGTGCCGTCTTCGTGGAACTCACTAATGAGCACCGCACAAAGGGTTGCAGCGTTGCGGTACCTGTAGTAGTCGATTTCCGTGATCTTCTCGCGAGCCAGTACCTGTGCCGTTCTGCGCGCATACTCTGTGATCACGTAGTACACGCACCACGCGTCCTCTTCAGGGTTAACCGTGTCTTGTAGGAACTCGTGTGAAAACCAAGTCAGGTATCGATTGGCTTGTTCGAGTCGTTGTTCTGCTGTGGGTGGTGTGCGGCACACGTACACCGGTTGTTCAGATGTCATCGTGTCCTCCTTAAGGGCAGTTTGTATTGCGAGTGTCATTTCGGTTTCAGGTACCAACTACCGGCAAACGGGTTGACGAGCCAGATGTTTTTTTCTTCACGCTTATTGCGCATGAGAAACACTTTGTGAAGTCGGACGCGTGGGTCCGAGATGGCGTCATACTCTGCCACGATCTCCCAGTTATCCACATGATGGTGATCAGCGAGGATAGACTTATCGAGCCCGAATCTGTCAGCAAAACGTGAATGCCACTTAATGCACGACTTACTGATCTCTGCGTGTGGCGTGGTCGTATTCAGGTCTGCATGACCCGTGGGATAGATTGACGCGGGGCCGTGGTGCTCACGGGTCTGACGATCTGGCCACGGGCCGTGTGAACGTGCGAACGCATTGAAGATCACAGCGTCGGCAGGGAATGATGCCGGGACTGGCAGCGCCATGGTACGCACCGTGTTGCCCGCCTTGATGCTATCGGTGACTGCCCACTTGCTAGGTACATTCATTGCCTAGAACCCTCGCGACACCTTTACCGAACAGACGTCTGTAGATTTCCTTCTTCCTCTTGCCGCGACCTGAGAACCCACGGGCTTTCAGGAAATACTTCAGGGATTCGAGACCCCAACCGAGACTGGCAGCGATCTCCTTCATGGGTTTCCCTTCACGGAGCCAACGCGCCATGCGTGGCTGGTATAGTTCAAGTTCGCGCCATGCTTTCGCGTAGCGAGCTAACTCCTCGGGCTCGATGAATATCTCGGGCGTCTTACGCCCACGTTCGTAGTTCACTTTTGTTACCTCCTTGGGCTGCCGCGTGGACAGCCCCAGTTGTGTTCGTTTTTAGTGGCGAGCTTCGCCGACGTTTGCTTGTTGCTTCAGGAAGTTGAGGACGCCGAGTTGTTCAAGTACCCACGCGTAGTCTTCCAAGAAGAAAACCTGACCGCGCCCATACTGGCACTCGGGGCAGTCGGTCTCAGGGAGACTGTGGCCGTGGTCGGCTCGGTGAGTCTCCACGCGGTGAACCGCTTCGATGAGTTCGCCCAGTGTGTAGTCGACCAGTCCGTCGATGAATGGCTGATCGTCTTTCAAGGTGAGCGGTTGGTGTTGGACCTTAGTCCGCGTAATCAATTCAATCTTCACTTGTGAATCCTCTTTTCAGTTTGGTTTTGAAACACAAAAGCGAACGCGATCTCACCGAAGGCAAGACCGCGCAGAAACGACAAAACGACCATGACATCTCCGAGGGAGACGCCATGTGGTATTAAGTTGTGGTTCGAGAGCGGGGGGTCGAGCCCAGAGAGTGCCGCTTATCGCGAAGCAAACTCGACCCCCCAAGGGGGAACAATCTTTAGTTGCGCATAATGTGCGCGGCTCGGGGGCAGGGAGTTTCTAAATTCCCTCTACACTATATAGGTGTTTTTTTTCGACCCGAAAGTGACAAGACCCCTGAAAAAAGTTCAGAAATCTTTCTACAAAGTGCAGAGTATGCGCGAACGGAGGAAGGGAGTTTCTAATTCCCCCTACACTACCTAAGTGTTTTTTTTCGACCAGAAAGTCGCTAGGGGGGCGGATTTATTTCTCCCTACACTATATAAGTCGGTAAAAAAGGCCCGAAAGTGACAAGACCCCTAAAAAAAGTTCCTACAGGTGCAGATTATGCAGAGCTGTTAAAGGGAGTTCTGAAAACCTTCCCACACTACCTAAGTGTTTTTTTTCGACCCAAAAGTTGCGAGACCCTCGAAAAAAGTTCAGATTTCCGCTTGACACCCCACCCGTACCCAGCGTATTGTTCCAAAGCGGGTCCAACCAGTACACGGGAAGGGGTCGCCGTGAGGCGCTACGGGGGGTAGGACGCATCGGTGGGATTTTCTGGGGCTGGGATATGTCTGAAACGCTCCTAGAGGCTTCTAGGGCGTTAGACGACAGGTGTTGTGTAAGACGACAGATGTCGTTTAGGGGCGCGGAACCATACCTTTTTCTGCCGACAGTCCCAAAGGTTCAATCCCCTGCCTCAAAGAGCTGGTCATACTCGGCATCGAAGTCAGTCGCTGCCTCTGGTTGTGACCAGTCCTCTGCCAGTGGTACTGGAGCGATCTCTCGGGTGATCTCTCGGGTGATCTCTTTCCCAAAAGTCAAATCACCAGTGGATACCACCGTGGCAGAATGTCGAGTTCTCCTCCTGCTCGGCATGGGTGGAGCAATCAGAATCCCTTTACCATGGTTATGATCTTGCCCCCGCGAAACGTATCCCTTAGCTGACAATCAGCGAAGGGGATGGAGATGACGAAGGCGACGCGAGCGCGGTACACGCTCGAGTTCAAGCAAGAGGCGGTTCGGCTTGTGGAGTCGG